CCAATCGTGGGCGCGTTGGGAACCAGCAGGGGGTTATACCCCGGCAAAACAATACCAGCCTGATAGCGCATCGACATGGGTTACCCCTCAACTTGCGATAGATTCATATGAGATACTGAAGGTCAGCGCACTTGTTGTACCCGAAGTTACCGTAATTGACGTACCCTCCATCAGATACACCGATGTGGTCTTGTCCATAGCAATCAGGGAGGCATTAGCCGGAACTGACACCGTTGAGACAATCGGGTATGCCGTACCACTTGAAGGAGCGCCGCCTTGGGCCACTGCGCCGTTGGTGTAGATTGACACCGTAGCGTTAGCCGCAGAAGCTGTAGTGTTTGACACCACGATCTGGTTAATCTTAAAGACCAGACCAGATGCAGCGGCGTTAGGCAGCAGGACAAGTGCAGTTGTGCCGCCGGGAGTGAGGTATGTGGTAATGCCAAAAATGGCGGTTACAGCGACTATATTAGGGTTTGCCATTTAAAGCTCCTTAGAAACCGAAGATCATTGAAAATGCGATGGACTTACCAGCGGAAATTCCACCAGCACTTGGAGAAGAAACCCAAGCCGTCCCGTTAGACGACAGCAGGTTACCAGCAGTGCCGGGGCTAGACAGTCCTGTACCACCATTAGCGGGGGGAAGAACGCCGGACACGTCCGATGTCAATACCACTGGGTTACTGACAATCTTCACAAAGTCAGAGCCGTTCCACGCTACCAAAGCGCGAACACCAGAGGCAACCGTTACGCCGGTTGTTGGGCCAGAGCCGCGAATAACGATAGAGCCAGTACCAGCATTGATGACCAAATAGGCTTTGCTCTGGGCTGGGGCAGTGATGTTGCGTGTTGTAGCGCCGTTACTGGCTGTCCACAAGATGACGGCATTACGCGCTTGATTGGCCGCGCCGTTGGTCGTGGAAAGAGTTACATCTGTATTGGCCGAAAGCGTAGTCGTACCAGCAACCGCCGAATCCAAAAGGTTCGTGATGGAGTCATTGACCGTAGTGCCCCAAGTACCTTGCAAGTCACCTGTGGTCGGAAGAGCCAGACCAAGGAGCGGGGAGAAGTTGGTTACTGCCATGATGCTCCTTTATATCCCAAGAATACGCATGGCTTGTGCGTAGGCTTTACTGGCAGCGGTGGAAGTTTGGAACGTAGGAGCTACCCCTGTACCGTTGGAAGTCAGTAGCTGGCCTGACGTTCCCACATTAGTGGCGGCAACAGCATACTCCGATGGATAGGTTACAAACACATCTTTGGTGCCAGCAGAAAACGTCAGTGCTGTAGGCTGAGTTCCCGCGCTATTGGCCAAGACAGTTGTACGCGCCAGTGTCGTACCGGAGGAGGTGTATGTACCAACACCAACTTCCCATTCGTTACCAGTCTGACCGACAATGGTGTAAAAGGTTGTGTTGGCGTCACCAATTACGGCAAAGGATTGAAACCCTGTGGATGCGCCGAGTAAAGTCACCGTCCCCGTACCAGCCGTGGTAGTGGTTTCCTTTACTCGATTTGCTATTACAAGGGCCATATTTAATCCTTACACCGTCATTTCGACATTCTGCCAGTTTGGCGTCTCGCTGTCATCAATTGTCGTCCAATAAAACTCATCGAACGTTCCAACTTGACCTCTTGCCGATACACCGCTGAGAGCAATAAACCGTTCGCCCATTGTAATGGTGCCAACAGCGCCAATAGCCACCACACCATCTTCAGTTGGGTTGTTGGTTTCGGTGACATTGCCCACTGCGCCAGCGGCTTGAACACCAGTCAGGGCAACGAATCGTTCCCCCATTCCAACAATGCCAACTGCGCCAGAGGCTAAAACGCCGTTTGGAATAGGCGAGAAGTCAACCGTACCAACTGCGCCTGATGCTTGTACCCCATCAATCCCAAACTCTTTGCCGGGAATAATTGTCCCTACGGCACCTAAAGCCCCAACACCCGTCAAGGCCGCAGCGTAAGAGAAATCAATATTACCAACTGCGCCGGTTGCCCCAACACCTGTCAGGGCAACAAACCGCTCACCCATTGAGACGGTTCCAACTGCGCCGTTAGCCAGCACCCCAGTCTCATCCGGGCTGTTAGTCTCTGTAACGTCCCCCACTGCACCAAGCGCCCCAATCCCAGTAATTGAGGTTGCCGCATTCGCTACTACCGTATCCACTAAACCCGAGGCCGAGACCCCGGTAAGCGAGACACTTACGGCAACCGTGACGCTACCTACCGCGCCAGATGCCTGAACGCCGGTAAGATCAACAACAATCGTCTGCCCCGCAAGCGAGGCAAATGGCGCTTCAGCGAATGCGGATATTCCAAACATGGCTACTCTAGCGGGTTACCCCGCCAGTCCTATTAGGTTGTAGCCAAGCGGATCAAAGCATTTGTAGTATTGTTTGTTGGCATCGTCAAAGTAAACGTACCAGCAGTGATTGTCTGCGAACCAAATGTGTGGATACTCACAGCAGGATATGCGCCGCCAGTACCTTGCGTGGAGTTGTAAATCATCACAGCATCAAACGCGGTGGCGAGTGTCACGGTTGTGTAAGTGATACTTGCCGAAGGCGTCCAAAAAGCCACACCAGCCGTTGCGGACGAATTGGTCGCAGTAGGGGGGTTTGCGTTAGTGATTGGCACACCGCCAGCCGTGTAGCCCGTACCAGACACTTCACCAGACATTGTGGTAGCGCCGATAGTGCCGGTGTAGTCAGAAGACGAAGCGTTAAATGTGCCGCTTGCCAGCAGCAAAGCGCCGTAGTAAGTATCCGCAGTCGTAGCAGCGCGAATAACACCCACGCCGAAATTGTGCGTACCAGTCATGAGCTTACCCATGAACCCCGTGACCATTGATTGAGTATTTGCCATGTTAGGCTCCTTAAGTAAAAGATGCAGCTTCGGCTACGAATGACACTGCTTTTTTCAATTGAACATGCGCCGAACGGTGGACAAGTTCGCCCTCTAACCAATACTCGACCCAAGTCGTGTACTCGTTGTCATTATCAACGAAGCCCTCTTTTTTCTCAAGAAGAGATTCGTCCATTTCGCCTTTGGTGGTTGTGACCAGTGCCATATTTTTCCTTTATACAAGTCTAATGAGTGCGGACGTGCTGGTGTTAGCAGGCATCGTTACGGTAAAAGTGCCAGCCGATATGATGTTGTTTCCGAAGTCCAGAACACACACAGCGCCGGTTGCACCAACTTTATAGATCAAAGCCCCACGAGCAGTGATTGCACCCGTCCAAGCTGGGCTAGAAAAGTTAACGTAGATCGTGCTGCTGTTTGAGCCAAGCGCAGTATTTACCGAAGCTGTTACTACCCGCCCACCAGCCACATAGTCGCCGCCAGAAGCCTCGCCATCCGAGGTGTACGCCGCAGTAAGTTGGTTCAACGAGGCCGAGTTTGTGTACAACGCCAAATAGAACGTGTCCGTTGCAAAGTTCAACGTCCCATTGATCAGCCCAGTCCGCAACGTATTGCAGGAGTAGTTACCCGTAAAAGCCATCAAGTCACCGCCTGTCTATATTGACCAGAACGATAAGCATCCTGACGCTCCATGCCATCGCCAAGGCGTTTAGCTTGTGCAAGGGCTTCTTTGTATTTGCCATCGTAAACGGCAAGTATGTCTGTCTCACCCTTCATGTAGGTGTACGCCTCAACCAGTGAGCCGTATAAGAGCACTGTGTCAAAGTTATCGCCTAACCACGAATTACCCGCAGTCGTAATGGACTCAGGGTAGTAGTAGAAATGAAGCTCCAGCGTGTACACCGCATCGGGTGTTGGGCCAAGCAAAAACGTCAATTCATTCGTGATTGCGTTACCAACAATGGCGGGGCCAAACAATGCGTAGTATTTAGGAACGCCCACATCTGTAGTGGGGTTTGGGTATGCCGCACGGATGTAGTTCACGTCTTTGTTCAACAAGTACTCGTAGCTGCCATCTGCGCCAATCGCCGCCAAGGAGTACGTGGCTAGGTAATCGTCAGGGGCCTTGAGGTACTTGTTGCCAGACTGGACATTCCCCGTCATGTTTTTACGCAAGAACGGAAACTGCACCGTGTTGTAAACACGCTGTTCGGCTTGCTGAATAAAACGATCAATCTGTTCTTTAGGCGTTTCTATCGCACCGTCAGACACGGTGAACTCCGGAAAATTATTTTCCGTGTACGACTGAATGTTATTGAACAGTTGCGTGTAATTCATATCAAGCCATCGGGCCTCGTGCGGTGATGCCTTTAGTAGCTGCGCCATTACCACGTGTAACGATGCCACTTGTCTTTGGTTCTTTGTATGGATCACGACTGATGTTGCCAACAGACATGTTCACATCATTGGCAGTCAAGCGGTTACCACCTTGGTAGCCACTGTTCTTGATATCTACACCGGCCTTGCCATCCATCGTGTGGGGCGGGGCATAGACATCGGCTTGGCCAACTTCTTTGCCCATTACTTTTTTGCTAAAAGTAGCCATATCAAGCTCCCTTTTTGTAGGTGAACGAAGACTTCTTCTGGTTAGCCACTTTAGCCAGACCACGACCCAGAGCTTTCATCTGAGCATTTGTCTTGCCACCCTTGGCCAATTTAGTCATAGGTTGACCGGGATGCAGCTTTTTCTCGTGCTTATGCACGGCTCCGGCCATCATCTTTTTGTCTTGCGCCAAATCTTTTTTGTCCATGATCGACTCCTTATGTCGTTGTAACCGTAACTGTACCAAGTTCTACCGCCAACACCAAGTTATTTGGCGTTAAAAGCGTATCAAACCCACTTGCCCCGCCAACAGGGTTGTACCCCCACTGGAAGACCCGACTGCCTTGCTCTGGATACCCAAACCCGTCTTGGGTTGTACTGTCCGTCAGCAAAATCTGTAAACCACTTTGACCAGACACTGTATAACTTACGTCAGGACGCGGTTCGCGCACAGCTTGCGGGTCGTTAACTGGGTACATACCCAATTGCAACTGTGGGTGATCTGGGTCCCAGCATGCTGGGCAAACCTTGACCTTAAACGGCTTAGTCTTGACTGTCTGTGTCTTTAATTCCTTGAGCATGTACCTCTGCGCACAACGGTCGCATTCAGCAATCGCACGTTTGCCCGAGGCGAACCGATTAGGCATGCTGCACCTCAAAACTATTATGCTTGGCCATGTTATCTTCCCCCCGAATAACTTGCAAATTTGAGGGGACGTGCAGCCCCGAAACAAATTTACCTCTAAGGGGAATAATATGGTCTACATGCCACGGTTCATTGTTGTGTCGGGTCAACATTGCGGCAACTGAGTAGATACACTGCATCTTTAGCAAATCAAATTCAGTTAGCCAGCTTGGTGTTTGTTGCGACTTGCCCACGCGCCTTAAAGCCGCATAAGCGTTTACATACCCACGGTGATTGCCAACGTACCGTTTCTTGGTTTCGTACACCCGGTCTTTAGCAACTTGGCGGTAAGCCTTTGCGTACTCACGATTTTGTTCAGCATTGGCTGCTCGTTTGGCAGCAATAGCCGCTTTGTTTTGTTCCCTGTAGGCAATAAAGTACGCCCGCATCTTATCCGCGTTCTCTGCCGCATATTTAGCTGCGTATTCTTTACGCGCTTGTAAATCTTTTCTAGGCATAGAACATGTTCCTTGGCACGAATCTCAACGGAGAGGTATCGCGGTCTTCTGACTGGGCTAAGTCCCACTGCTGCTCGTACTCTGCCTTCAGACCCATCACGCGCTGGGGGTCAACATCTGGCAGCTTCATGCTCAACAGATAGGCCAACCCGGCCACCATGCAGGGAATAAAACGGAATGGGATATCTTGCACAGTCACGCC